ATCACTCATTTTCTGATTCTGTTGTTTGTTTTGGATTCTTAGAAAATTTATCAACAGTAGTTCCAAATATACATGCTATGATAATATATTCTAGTGCTGAAACTAAATGTTCATTGGGAGCAATTGTTTTCGGATACAACGAATTAACAAACATCATGATAACTAAAGAAAAGAAACCAACAACTCCTATAACGCGCCTTGATGAAACGTCGCCGGACTTTGAATCAGACAACATTCGATAAAAGAAATTTGATTGACGCATATGTTCCTCATTTTTTATAACTATAAATATGTTATGTTTTTAAAACAATGAGTTTATCTTGTTGTTCTTCTAACGAATAGATTGAAATTTTGAATATATCTATTTCAAATTCGCCTATAGCACCACTGTCTGCAATTATTGCTGTAAGTTGTTGAATGTACTGAAAATTTTGTTGTGTTAAACGGGTTGCATCAAATTCAACAACTATATCATTTTCACCGTTTGGGTCGTTATGTCCTATATGTAATACTCGTTTCATTAAATCATATGCAGTTTTTGCCTGTTCTGAATAAATATATGAATCAATAATAACGTGCATATCATCTTCGATATAAATTCTATCACACCATGGTTCTAATGTTTCAAGAATTTGTAAATTGCAATTACGTACTACAAATGCAACATTATATTTAGGTGCGTCAATCCTACTACCCCATTTTCTAATGTAATTTCGATTGCTTTGCAATTCTATAGTTTGGGTTCTATGTTCATATTCTTCTGAGAAGCGTGATGTTTTTGAAACAAAATGATAACATATTGCATCTAATGCAGTAATGCATTCCATTCCGTACATTTTCCATCTACGAATCAAATCATCATCTTCACAGAACATTGGATTGTATAAAGGATCCAATCCTCCAATTTCTAACAATGCTTTGCGGGGCATACACATAAAAAATGTAATACCCGGCTCTGTTTGATCTGCATAACGTGCATGTTCAATTTCACAATACTCTCGGAACGCATCTTTATCAAACGTTTCCAAAGACTGTCCAAAATCGAATATCAATTTTCCAGGACGCGTATGATCTCCGAATATAGGTGGCTCTATTGTGGTATATGACACTACTCTATCAGGTGCAACATGTTTTTCTAAATTTTCTAAGAATCCCGGGCCTAATACAATGTCATTATGTAGATATGCTACATAATCGCAACTAGCCAATTGTGCAGCTGCATTGAATGTATCCGAAAATGTTTTTGATTCGGTTGAATATTCAAATCTAACATGATTATCTGATAATGACTGTAACCATTCATGGGTTCCGTCTGTTGATCCATAACTTACAAAACATATTTCTACGTCCGGATAGAGTTCTCGAGTTGTTTCATAAAAATGTTTGTTGTAGTCTAAATTGTTTCTTAAACCTACTAGGAGCGAAATATTATGTTTCATTTTAAATACTTATTTTGTAATTTGTGAACTTCTTCAATTAATTTAGTATCCGAATCTTCCCGGAATTTATTTCTATCATTGGTATTAACTAATAAATTAGTATATGAATTTACTCGATACTTGTGGTTTTCTGAAACAACTAAATTTTCAACTACCCATTGCTGAACATCATATCCAGATTGTTTTAAAATTTGAGCACCATACATTAAAAACGTATCATCTGGGCCGTATGATCCAAATGATTCAGGTAAATCGATTAATCTTAATAAATTTGTAGATATTAAATTAAACCATCCGCCTCCTAGTTTAAAATTTGATATTGGTTTTAATAAAGGATTTCCATATACTGTAGTAATAACTGTGTATGGATCTATAAATGTTTTATTATCCCATGGAAAGTCTGCATATGTTGAATTCATCAAAACATTCCATGAATCATCCCAAAGCTTTGGTATTTGTGGAGAGATTATAAAGTATTCATTATTAACTAACTTTGATGAATCTAATAATAATTTTAATGTTAATGGTGAAAAAATTAAATCTGCGTCTAAATAAATAAATGCATCAACATCTTTATATGTTCGTATGCTAGTTCTGCGTTTATCTGCACAACCTAAGCATGTTTTATCTGTATTAATATCTTTTATAACATGGCACCAATCAAAGCACGTATCGATGCAATGATTAAACTTTTCTATGAAAAACTCTTTTGGTATTTTTGAATCGTTCCAATCTACGAAGTTTAAATTTAACGTAATATCCAATGTTATATTATCATCGGATTTTAGATAATGACTACTTACCTTAAGTTGTTTTGCTTGCCATTCAAACCAATCAATTTCATATGGCATTAAATGAACTATAATTTGTGTTTTCATATACGTGTTTTATATAATCGTGCATGTTGTTCGGCAACATATTTGCTATTGCAAAGTTCTTTAATGTAATCAGGAGCCGTTGTTTCGATTGTTTGAATGTTGCCATGAATATCAATAATATACATGTATCCAGGAACTCCGCAACTCCATCCTTCTAATGTAGTACGGCCTAATAAAATACCTGCAGTGAAATTCATCATTTGAACTAAATTTTCAGTATCCCATCGTTTATCTACATATTTGATATTAGGATGATTAAAATCATAACGACTTTCACTCATTATGTATAAGTCCCAATCATTTTCTATGCATTGTTGAACTATATGTTGAACTGCCCTAAATCGAATTGGATCTAACACCTCTCCAACAAATATCCCGGAATATCTTTCTAATTTTTCTGCTTCATTGCTATTAAATCTTGTTTGGTCAATTGGATTGTAAATCAATGAAACTTTAGATGCTGGAATTTTATAATCATTAATCAACATATCTGCAATTGGTTTACGTATTGCAATGTAATGTGATATCCTAGAATCCAACACCGGATTCTCCGATCTAATTTCAGAATGTATAATACTAATAATTGGTGTTTCTTTAAAATGCTCTAATATAAACAAATTGACTTCAGGTTGACTTGCTATTATTATATTATATTTTTCTGACGTATCCAAATTTGTTAAATCTAATTGCCGTACATGTTGCAATTTCAATCTCGTTTGATCCATCCAATCTATTTGTCGCAATGTAAATAATGTTACATCATGTCCTGCTGCATCTAATTCGCGAGCTAATTCATAATGATAAAGTTCGCTACCACCCAATCCGTTAGCGTTTAAACATCCTAAAAGTATTTTCATAATTATTTTGTTTTTAACATATTGATTTTTGCGATATCTAATGAAAATAATCCACTATTAATATATGATTGGTATGCTATTTGATCGTGGTTTACTACATTTGCTGCGTACGCATATTGGGCATCGCGGACAGCTTTTCCGTTGTCTGGATGTAAGTGTTCCCATATGATATCCGGGAAATACTGTATACATTCTGCTGTCTTACCTAAATCAACCCAAAAGTTATCAGCATACATATGAAGTAAACTAGTTGGAATCATATAACCCAATGTTTTGATAATGTTACTTGTCATACAAACCGCGGTTGGTAATCGTTCTCCCTGTAACAAATCATTTCCATATGCAATACCTACTCCATGTTTTTCGAAGTATGTAATCATTTCAAATTCCCATGATGATTTAATAACATGATCATCGCCAAAAAATGCAATGTATTTATATTCATCCGCAAATCGTTCGGCGGCTCGATTCAGTTTTGGAACTAAACGTTCATTTGGATTAACTGTGTATATTACTCCTTGGTATCGATCATAATAATGTTCGTCATCTTCATCTAATGATACACATATATCTGAAAGCCCTTCTGTAAACAACATCCAATGTTGAATAAATCGTTCTACATTTCGTTCTCTGCCGGATCCTGCCGATCGACTTGGTACTATAACTAAAATTTTGTTTTTCATATAACTTTATTATAAATATTTCCGAATAATTTAATATCATCAAATAGTGTTGCAGACTGATTGCATTCATATACTATCAAGCCATCGTAGTGGTGCATATGCAATGTTTCTGCTAATTGATAATGGGTATCTGATTCTTTAAAACTTTGTAATCCTATTTCTGAAACATGCACATGATCTATGTATTGTTGATATTTTATAAACTCGTCTTTTGGATTTTGATTTTCTAAAATGATGTTGTGAGTATCAATCATGGTTTTGATATTGTTAAAATTATTCCGATTTAGAAATTTAACAATTTCATCAAGTGTAAAAAAATATTCGCCGCCGTATCGTTGACTATTAGGTTCTAACAATAATGATATACTAGTTCCGGTGATTTTTTCATCTAATATATGTAATGCTTCTAGTTGCATTGTATGATTGAAATTAATTCGTTGTTTCGGCGAACCTAATACAATTTTTTCAATTCCTATAGCAATACAAGCATCAATTAATTGATCCATGTGCCTTAAGAAACTAGCATCTCCTATTTCTGTAACATCTGAATTAAACAATACTGATTGCGTTGATTTAACTTCAATATCCGATGAATTAATCATATCACGCAATGTTGTTAATTTATCCACATCAATTGGATTCCATGGGCTATGTTTTGGTATTACCATTTCTATGCAAGATATGCCGTTTGAATTCAATGCATTCAATGTTTTATCAAAATGGTCGATGCTTGGCCAGGCTAGTTCGCTAATTCCTAATTTCATTATTTCCAAACTAGTTTATCATGGGTTGCACTTAATATCTTATCATCTTGAAACGAAACTCGCATTAGCTTTTCTGGATAAAAACAATGTACATCATTTTCAATTATTGACCAATTGCCTGTCGGTAACACAACCATTGTTTCATTGTCTTCCGGTTTATGTATGCATTGTAACTGATTTGAAATTTGTGGGTTTAATTTAGTTTTTTGTATGGAATGATAATTTTCTAAAACATTATCATAAAATGTATTCCATTTTGACATTACTTCAGGAGACCCCATACACCACCAATCACATATATCATTATAATGGAATTCTGCATCACATTTGGATTCGATACTACACTTTACACATCCACCACCACCGCCGGCGTGTACATGAGTTCCGGAATTAACTACTAATAGATCTTTGAATTTTGATACATTTAAAATATCATTATATGATACAAAAAAGTTTGAAACATCGGATCTACATAACATTACTACATCATAGTTATTCATCTCAACCAATGATGTTGCTTTTTGTCGAATAAAACATTGAGATGTTATCCGGGAAAATGTAGCCTTATAATCTGCAGTATGAATCATAATTGGATCTGCTGCTTTATATTTCAATTCATTAAAATAACTTAAATCATTATCAGTAACATAATAAGACTTCACTGCGAGTTCATTGGATATATGCGTAATGGTATCATGTATAGATTCATTAGAATAAAATGCTAAATAAAAATGTACATTAAAATTTAAACTAAATCGTTTCCAATCATCAATTCTATTTAGTATATCGCGAGGTTCTCCAAACAAACAAACTGCTATATTAGTATTTTGTAAACTAAAACTATTAACGAATTCTTGTATTTCATGTAGTATCCGAGTTTTTGTTCTTACATACCCATCTAGATTAGACGTTGTTTTAAAATTATATGAAATTGGCGGTGATTTTGTATCTACTTGTTTTTTATTTATGTCAAACAGTTTTAAAATATCCGAAGTATGAATTGGCTCAGTAAATAAATTTATCGTTAATGCATGATACTTAAATAGATTTAGACAATGGGTTGTATCCGAATCTATGTCATTCAAATTGTACCATTGAAATTCTGAATTGTAATTTATTTTATCAATGTTATTATTATGCAGTAAATCATATAATATGTTTTTCTTTATATGTTTTCCAAATAGCGCAGGTAATCTTAAAACTAATAATTTTTGATATGATAGTGTTGATGTAATTAGTTTCTCAAAAATTAAACGGTTTGACCCATATGCCGGAGCAGATATAGTTAGTTCATATGATTCGTCTGAATTAACCGGAGCATTGTAATAAACATCGATTGTAGAATATAATACAATTGTTCCGTATTGTTTTTTTGATAAAATATTTAAAATGTTAAATATATTTTCTAAATCCTTTTGCGGCTCTAAATTAACTTTCCATTTGGTTGCGGGCAAACATGCTAAATATAATTCGGTTGTTGTATCTGTTTGTATGTTAATTAATTCATTAATGTTGCTGCTATTAAATTCGTAGTCAAATTTTACCGAATCTTTTAGAGTTGTCCCAATTAAACCTGTATTACCTATTAATATTTTCATTGATGTAATTTTCTAATGTGTATATTCCTTGAATTTTTCCAGTAATGCAGGTTATAATGTTATCATGTTTTACAATCACCGGGGCTCGATCTGCAGATTCAGAATACCTCTTAACTTTTACCGAAGTATAATATGAATTATATGCAAAGTCTGTTAAAAAATTTTTATAATAAAATGCAATTTTTTGTTCAACGGCTTCTTTGTTACGTAATAAGTCACGTGATGATGTTTTTTCTGAGAATTCTTGAATATCAATAAATCGTTCACTAGTATACACCGGAGTATATTCAACATCAGTAACTGTGTATTGATTATCCATATATGGGTAAATTGAAAATAATGGGCCATCTACCATAGTAACTGATCCAAATTTATTAGCAGAAATACGATCATATATCATCGTTAAACTTAATTCAAAAAAATGATCTGATAATGGTTTTAATTGATTATTTGTAACATTTATCACATAATCATATTGTTTAGCTAATAATTTTAACTCAGATTCATCAATTGATTTCATAATGAAAATATCTCGTAATTCATGTTGAAAAAATGTCTTTGATTTTACCGGGTCAATATATTTTTCGTCAATAATTACACTTCCTTCGATATTATTGAAATCAGGTAATGGTTTTTCAGCAAAATTAATTTGTTCATGGGTGAATATGGTTTTAAATGTTCCATAATCAATTAATGAGTTATCTATAGGAACAACATAATAATTATCATCAATATCTGAAACTAGATCTGGATAATCTTGTATAAATGTATTAAATGTATTTTGACATAAATTTCTAGTTTTTTGATTTCTACTATAATGAAATCCTTTATGCAATCTATTTTGATTAAAAAACGAAGATCCAGAAAAAATACCAGATTTGTCAAACAATGTTACATCATGATGTTGTTTTAATTTGTATGCCATATGGCATCCTAACCAACCACCGCCAATTATTGCAATTTTCTTTGAACTCATAATGTATTGTAATAATTATTTTGTTTTACTTGTCGTTCAATTGTCTTTGGATGATAAAGTGAGTAATCTTCCTCCATTGGAAGATGTGCATACTTTTTGTATCCATCTAACACTTCATGTACCTTATGTTTCCAACGAATCGAAGGAGTATTTTTAAAAATTCTCCACTGATAATCTGGCCAATTTATCCACCCTTCTGCATTTACATTCCATCCCCATTGTTGCATATGATCTTGTGTCATACCTTTAACTGTATTAACTCTTGGAACTAAGTAAACTTCTGTTTCTGGATTTTGTTCTAAAATAAATGGCAAAGATTCTATAATCGAAGTGCATGGCATTTCGTCTGCATCTATTTGAAAGATATAGTCGCCATCACATAATGATGTTAAATGATTTTTCCAATCTGCAAAATGTCCTTGAAATTCAGCTTTATGCCAGGCAAATGATTTATTAACAGACCGATTTCGTAAAAATAATTCTATTTCTGGATCGCCATTCTTTGAATCATATAATACAACAACGCCATCTTGTGGTCTTTTGTGTGTTAATAAAAAATTCAATAAGCGCTGTATTTCTAAGAATTCGTTACATACAGTAACTGCATATGTTATTTTCATACTATATTATATTAAAATTGTTGTTAATATCAAACCTTTTGTAGTTTTGGTAATTTTAACTCAACAGCTTTTGGTAACTTATCAATACCAGAATCAATAATCTCTAATACTTGATCATATATGCTAGATACTGCCGTTTCAGTAAATGTTGAATTAACGAAGTATCTTTGACGTTTTGCTAATTCTACCCATTTTTTATAATTCTTTAAAACATCTTTCATCATGGAGCTAGCATATCCATAATCCACAGTAAACCATTTAGCATCGCCAATTAAAAATTCATTTTGAGCTGTTGGATGAATAGGAGTCAATTGGCCAGGTAATGCACATATAAAATCTTTCTTTAAGAAATCAGCTTGACCCGAATAATGTGGAGCTAATATGGGTTTACTTGTTGATGAAAATTCTAATAACGGTCTTCCAAACCCTTCTGCTTTTGTAAATGATATTAGAGCTTTTATTTTTGGATGATTGTACAATGCATTCATTTCGGCCGTAGTTAAATCACCATGTAACAAATATACTGACGGTAATCGTTCACCCGGGAATAATGATGCTACTTGATTGATACGATCTTGCATTTCAAATCGGTCAGTTACGGAATATGTTGCTCCACTTGTTTTAAGTATTAATGCGGGTGCATCTTTTTTATTTTTAAATGTATTAAAAAAACAATGTAGCATTCCGCTTATGTTTTTTCTGTCTTCGCCTACTTGACCTTGCAACCAATGTCCTACACTTAAAAATGCTTCAGATTCTCGTATTTCATTTAATCCTGCAACTTTAGTAGTTACTGATTTATTATTGTATTGTGTTTCATCAAAATATTCTGGAACAACTTGAATTTTTGTAAGAATATCTAAATTATGACGTTTTGCGGTTTCTTCAAATACTGTTTTAGTAAATTCACTAGGAACTATTACAACTTGCATTTGATTAATTTTTTCAATCCATTCTTTAGGACAAATATCGCCTTCGGTTCCTGCCGTAACTCCAATATTATATTTACCAATTGGTTGAAATTCATTTGGAACTGTTATCTGTACCCAAACATCTGGTTGAGAGGTTAATGGCAATGGAACTATTCGATTAGCCCAATCTACTGGTATTGGATATGTCATTGGAGTATGACCCCATGGCATTGATAACAATTTAATATCCCATTCTGCACTTTTTTTATTAATAAATTGTTTGATAACTTCGCGTGCATGATGTCCATAACCACTTTGCGTTGCTACTGGAGATGATATAACTACTTTATACATTCTACTATTCCTGTTTTTTCGTATTTATGTTCTATAACTTTATTTAACGTATATCTTGAACGATTCATTGGTTTATGAGTGAATAAATAATCAATCATATGAATCATTTTTTGACCCATCTGTTCTCCCGTAAGTCCATTTTGTAACGCCCATTGTCTGCCGGCTTGACCCATTTCTTCTCGAAGCGTTTCTGGAGTATTATACCAATATTCAATTGCATTAGCTACATCTTCATAATTTACTCGATCATCAAAGATATATGGCGTTTGAGGCGAACCTTGAAGTGATCGGTTACTTGGAAACACCGGTTTGGCCCATACTCCATGTAATTTATATCGACCCATATGATTTGTTGCAAAATCGCCATTAAAACGTATCCATTCATCATTTTCGTCTACAAAACCGCATTGATCTTGTAATCCTCCGGTAACATTGTTAATAATTGGCGTTCCTGACAAAATTGCTTCAGTTGAACTCAAACCCCAACCTTCATTTGAACCAATATTAACTACTACATCTGCAACATTATACATTGCATTTAAGTCTGCAGCTCCTATCTTTTGTTCTGAAAATATTATTTTACAATTTGGAGCTAATGCCTTCCATATGGCTCGTAAATCCGTTCCATTTCCATCAACAACTTGCGTATGCATAAGTAATGCAACTTTGTTTTGTTTATCTACTGGTAATTTATCAACAAAATGTTTGAATGCTAGGATTAAATCACCAGGTTGTTTTCTTCGTATATTTCTATTATTCCAAAATACAATAAAATCTACTCCATTAGCTTGTTTTAAACGATCATATGCAGCTTGATATAAAGGATCTTCCGAATCTAATGGTTTAAATATGTTATGATTTAATCCGTGAGGCACAAATCCTGTAATGATTTGATTTGGTTCTACAGTGCCTGGAACTTCATCATGTTCGTCATAATCTACAACCTTAAATCCGTTCTGTGTAAGAACTTCTCTGTGAATATTATCAGATTGCTTACTAATTCCCATAATTAAATCACAACTTGCATAAAAAGGTGCATTCCACATTGGATACGGTAAATCATCCCAAATTGAATAATAAATTATAGGAACTTGATATGTTGTTTTAATTTCATGTTCTAATGCATATAACCAAGTCCAATAACGAGGATCAGTAAAATGAAATATTGCATCTGGTTGTTCTTGATTTAGAAGTGCAAATAAAATATTTTTATCGCCATATCCGTTCCATGGAATAAGTTTTACTGATGCATCTTGTACACCTGTTTCTCGCGCTACGTCTGCAGATAAATCGAATCCGCGGCCAGCTTCTGGGTGTTCTAATGCTGCACCTAGTTGCACCCAATCATAATGATGCACGGTGTTTAAAATAATTTCTTTACTAATAGTTCCAATTCCCGAAGGCAATCGAAAATCATCTGCTAATAATAAAATTTTCTTTTTCTTTGTTTTGTTAAGGTCAATTTTTTGTAACTTTGGTAACTCCATTCGCGTCCTTTATAACTTTTATATAACTTTAATATAAATATATTATCCCAGTATAACAACCGGTTTATTTAATTTTTTTGATTTTGTCCATGCAGTTTGTAATACTGGATCTAATTGCATTTCATTGGTTAGTATCATCATGTAATCACAACGTTCTGCAATAAGTTTCATGCGATGATGAAGTTGACTAAAATGATATGGTTTTCCATAATATGATTCTGGCATTGCTGAATAAATGTTATATCCAGAAAAGCTAGGATTATATTCTTCGTATTGTAATCCAAATTCTAATGTATATTTCCTAACCATGCTATTGGCTCCTTCATTTCCACCAGCACCTACCACAATTAATTCTTCTCCAAATTTTGTTTTAAGCATTTGAAGTGTTTCTTGAACCTTTCTTCTATTTTGCCAATTTGTATTTCCTATAACTGCTACCCGGGTACTCATACGTTTTCTCTTAAGAATTTAACACCTTTTGGATAATGTCCATAAACTAATCGAAGCATTGATTCTAATAATTTTTTATTTTCTTTCGAATTGGGCCCAGTAATATTAGTGCATAATGTATATTCCATTGTAGTCCAACGTTTACCTGCCCACGTTTTATGATTTTCTATTTCAAAAGAATATACATAAACATGTTCATGCTTATATCTTATTCTCGTATTCTGTTCTCTTTCGGACATCTTTCGTAATCTGTTTTAAATGGACAATACTTGCAATTTGCAGCACCTTTGCCGGCAACTGCTAAATAATTTTGCTCTGCGCGCTTATTACCTTCAGCATCAAAACAATATTCTACAAATGCATCAATACTGCGTTGAACTCGCTTTTGTGTAACACTGCCAGCAGCAGGTTTGATACTTTGAATACGTTTTTGCGGAAACATTGATTCTTCCATTATTTTGCGTTTAACTACAAAAAATTCAACATCAATATTCTCTTTAGGAACGCCATATTGTTTTGCAAAATAATTTTTATATGTTATAAGCTGTGCTAATTTAAGTGAATCTGATTTAGCATTTTTATTCCATCCACTACGACTTGTTTTAATGTCGTATATTTGAATCTTACCTGTTGGAATGTGTCGCATAACAACATCCATAAACCCATACCAATATACTGAAGAATTTGCGTCAGATGCTTGTACACATAGTTCCATTTCAATGCCTACCAATTCCCAATTCTTAGATGAAAAGTATTGTGAACGTCGTTTCATAAACCATTCTAATATTGCAACGCCGTCTTCTAGATATTCTGCTAACTGTAAAGGATTAGAAAAATGTTCGCCGTTATTTTCTTGTACACAACGAACATATTCTGATTTCAATTTATTTGTAAGTATTTCTCGAAGATTGAGTGCTTCTGCCTTTTTAACAGATTCCGTATACATTACAGTTAAGAAATGTTGAAATGTTTCATGAAATGCTGTTCCGAAACATGTTTCTATAGAAGTTTGAAATGGAGATAACCCATCAATATAATTTAATTTCCATGAAAGTGGACATCGTTCAAAAAGTGACCATTGTGAATATGATATTCTTCTAGGTACCGTAGTTGCATCTACTTGAGATAAACGATATATAGGTGCTAAATAATTCCCGGATTTCATATTATAATATATGAAATTATTTTACTTATTCCAATCTTTTATGTAATTTGTAGGTCGCCTGGTTTATAATTTAGTTTAATTTTTTGTTTTTGATTTTTTACTATTAATTCTTGATTCAACCAATCAATATACTGATTAATATCAGTCATACTATTTCTAGTCCAACATATTAATATATATTTCCAATATTGATAGTTTGCATTATTAATTAGATTATCTGGAGTTAATTTAATTGCAGTTAACATATGTTCTTTGGTAATCTTATCACTAGTATCTAAATTCATTGCATGTTTAAATTGCGTTAATCTAGATTGATGTTCATTAATGTCACATGCATAAAAATTCATGCTTGGGTCTGGATCTGGCTTTTTGGAATACTGTATCCATTGTTCTAGAGTGCCTATAGGTATAGAATACTTAGAGCTAATTGAATTCAGTTGTTTATTAGTTGGAAAAACTGCGTCAGTTGTTGCACCAAAAATACGATACCACAGTCGATCCGACTCCGAACCTATATTCGTACTATATGGTTGTATTTGTTTCCATTTTTTCTTTGAATTCATAGGAAAATGATTCCAGCATGAATGTTGTAATTCATGAATCGTAGTACTAAGTACCTCTCGTAGTGCAGATTGATAATCTTCGCTAAATAAACCGCTAGCAACATTATCATATGTATATATACCTAAAGCAGCAAATCCTTTTAAGTTAGCTACATTTATGGCAACAGAATTAGTAGATGGCGAAAAATATCCGTTATAATTAGCTGAGATATCATGTACAGTTTCAATTGGTACAGTTTTAATAATATCTTTGTATTTGTTAATTATTTGATTAACTTCTTGTTTAGTTTTTTTCCCATATTCAGAATTTGAAGAAAAATTTACTCGAGTAAAAATCTTTTTAAATTGCGGAGTACTTAATTTATCAATCCACCATTTTCTAGCTTCTGCATAGGTGGGTTGAAGAACTTTTGCAAAATGTTTTGTTATAATATCAGCATATTCGTTATTTAAAAAATACGTATATGATTTATTAGTAACTATTTGTAGCCATATACTAAATTTTGCACCTAATTTTAAGTTTCCAGGACCGGAAATAGTATCAATTGCAACAGTTAATATCATGTTGTTTGGAGATAAAATAGTTGGATTATTTGATATATCTTTAAAATTTTTAATATTAAAAGTAATCATACCTATTTTTTGGTTTCCAAACGAAATCTTTTTTGAATTTCTTCGATATACCCAATTTCCGTAATACATGAACTCCGAATCTAAACTATTCCCAGGTGTTTGTAATTTCCAACCCATTGATTTAAAACTTTCATATAGTTGATCAAAAAATCCATATGAAAATTTTCCAACTTGATTTTGTAATGGTTTAATTATATCTAAAATATCCTTCCAAGATATCGTATATTCTTCTTCTAACCATTGAAACAATGTTTGGCCATCATATACCCAATTTTTAATCAAAGCTGAAAGTTGAGTTTGCGTTTTTATCTTTTTTAATTGTTCTAAAAAATCTCCAGATCCGATTCCTGTTAATGCACTTCGCATTGCTTCGGCAATATGTTTAATTTGTTGCCAATCTTGTACTGTAGATGGCTTTGATCTAGAAGTATCAAATATTTTCTTAACTTGATCTTTATTTGCATTGGATTTACTAACTCCTAATTCAGCTGGTTTAAGTGGTTGAAATTCACCGGATTTTCCTAAACGATCCGAATTTCTAGTATTATATCGTTGCTGCTGGTATAGTGCATCTAAATTTGCTGCATCTTGTTTTGCCCAAAGTTTCTTAAGACTTTCCGGGGCGTTTTCTTCAGGATCTGTAACAGTTGGATCTAACGGATCTGTAACAGGTGCTTCTAAAATAATTTTTTTTAATTTAATCATTACATAAATAAATATGTGTAAAAAAAATTAATATTATTTCGTAATATCTAAATAATGATGTTCTTGTTCTCGAAGATAAATATCAATTAAATCTTTTGTCTTAACTAAGTCATGATGAAATGAACCTTTATGCCGGCATCTTACAATGCGTTTAATGATATCAAATTCATAGGAGTTCAAACCCCAATCTTCCGCAAATTTATAAAGGCTATCTTTACCTTTGTAATGTGATTGTGTGTGTATATTATTGCTCATAATTAACATTTTAATTCGTTGAATTTGTTTCTTTTAGATTCTGTTGTAGTTATTGTAGTTGCACTACATACTGGGGTGGTCAATGGATCTGGAAAATTATTATTATCGTCACACGTAATTTGGTATGGCGTGATTCTAAATCCGTCTCCGTGTTGTATTGAAGGTAAAGATACTTCTGGAGTCTGTTTATCAAATACCAATTTTAAATGATTTTTAATTTGAGTTGTTTGAGTTTTATTTAACTCATTTGGATCGGCTATTTCCATGAATCCTTGTAACCAATATACAAATTGTTCTGCTGTCATTTTATTCCTTTTAATAGTTTCTTTTTTTCTCCGGCACTATAACCGTATAAGGTTAATATGCGTTCACATTGCATTTTATCCATTAAATCTAAATAATCCGTTGCTTCAGATTTGCTTACTTGATAATGTTCTGCCATTTGTGCAACTAAATCTTTTTCATACTTATCTTCAGATTTACCTTTTATGTATTTTGCAAATGCTTTGTTAGTTGGAAGTAAATCATGATATAAACGATATGTATCTCTAGGAGAAAGTTGTCCAACGGTATATGTTTGAAATTCATTGATCAATTCCGTTAATTCCATGCGCATTGATAAAAAACGATTAACCATGAATGGACTAAATGCTTTTTGATCCATTTCAGACCATTTTGACCATTCTCGTTTTTTACTAGTTACTCCATCAATGAAATCAAACATTGTAGCCGCTTTCTTTTTTTCTTCTGCCATTATAATTTGTATTTTTTACGATATTGTTCTTCCAACTGTTTACCCATTCCAATTTCAAGTATTACTGCATTATCAGGAATTCCTACTATGCGTTTAGCATCAACTATATCATCAATTGACTTATTACGAAATGATTTCATCTTGATACGAGCATTACTTCTGTTTGAAGTTTTAAATACAATTGTAATAGTATCCTTATGATAAGGTATTGACATTATTTTGTTTTTAATTTAACAGGTTGAAACTCTTCTGGAATTGCTCCACAATCATCGCATCTAAATACCGGAATTGGTACCATGGAATCTTTATCAGCACCTGTTAAAAATTTTGATACTTTATTAATTGCCATTACTTGACGAAAATATATTCCATCACATTCTTTACAAATAATTGGTTGCATATCTTGCGGGCCAATATTAACATTTATCTTATTCATATTTCTCCTAATAAATTTACAAACATTGCCATTACGTTAATTTCTTTATCTACAACACTAGCATCTTTAAATTGCGATTCTGCTATGATTAAAATGCAAGGTGCAATATGACCATGAGCGAATTCATCTAAATTATCATATAAAAATGTATACAATGGCGTAAAGTCTTTTACTTTGCTATCAGCAATACATTGACGAATTTTTGTGAATGTTGCTTTTTTATCTTTTGCAGTTTTAAGCATTTCTAAAATTTCTGTCATGTAATTAGCTTGAATTGCACTTGCTTTATCTAATTGCAATTGTCCGTTAACTACCGATGCTTGTGCTGCATTTATTGCTCTGCGAATATCTGGATATGATGCATTAATGATTGCAGCAATATCTTTGATATCATATGCAACGCCCTTTTCATCTAGTACAGTTACCAAGCGTTGTGCTACATCTTTTTTGTTTGGAGGAGTAATAGCAAACGTTTGACAACGTGATTGTATTGGATCGATAATCTTTTCAACATAATTACATGTTAAAATAAAACGTGTTGTTTTGCTATATGTCTCCATTAAGTTACGAAGAGCTGCCTGGGCATTTGGCGTTAAATAATCTGCCTCATCTAATATGATTATTTTCCATCTTTTAAAACCAACTGTTGATGCATAACGTTTAATCTTATCTCTAACCGCATCTACTGAGTTTTCATCTGATGCATTAATATACATTAAATCGGCATCTACAGAACCTGCAATTATTTTTGCCAACGTTGTTTTACCCGTTCCAGCTGATCCATAAAATAATAGATGCGGAACATCACCATTAGCAATGAAAA